GTGCGACGCTACCGGCCAAGACACCCTCATCGGCCTGACCAATCAGATGCTCACCGGCGCCGCCCTCAAAGGCAACGCCGTCGCCATCCCCCTTTGGATCAACCGCCCCGGCAACGGCTGGCGGACCAAATGGCTGGTGATCGACGCCGACCGTCTCGACACTCCGCCCGAGCTTGCGCACCGCGCCGACATCCGCAAAGGCGTCGAGCTTGACGACCACGGCGCACCCATCGCCTATCACATCAACCGCCACCACCCGCGCGACTACAACCAGTTCGCCCGCACCGCCGTTGATGACTACCTCCGCATTCCGGCCCGCACCCCATGGGGTCGCCCGCGCGTCATCCACCTGCGCGACAAGACCCACGCCGGCGCCACCCACGGCCGCCCCATCTTTACCGCCGTCACCAAGGAGCTATTCCAAACCGGCAGCTACAAAGACGCCGAACTCAACGCCGCCGTGGTGCAAGCCCTGGTCGCCGCCTTCATCGAAAGCGACCTCCCGCCCGATCAAGTCTTTGAGCTGTTCGACAGCCAAAGCACCGCCGCCGGGCAAAACGCGGAACACTACTGGGCACAAAGCCTCAAGCGCGTCTCCCCGCAGCTCAAATCCGGCGCCCTGATCAACTTGCCGCTCGGCGCCAAGGTCGACGCCTTCACGCCGAGCCGCCCCAACACCGCGTTCGACGCCTTCACAGCCGCCGCCGCTGGCTCGTCGACGCCTGGCTCACCCCCGTCTACCGCGCCTGGCTCGAAGAAGCCGTCGACCTTGGCCGCGTCGACGCCCCCGACTACTACGCCCTGCAGCACGCCTACACCCGCGCCCGCTGGACATTCGCCGGTCGCGGCTGGGTCGACCCCACCAAAGAGGCCACCGCCGCTCAGATCCGCATGGATATTGGCGTCAGCACCTTAGAGGCCGAATGCGCCGAGCAGGGGCTTGATTGGGAAGACGTGGTAGAGCAACGCGCCTTTGAGCGCCGCCGCCTACAAGAACTCGGCCTCCCCGCCGCCGATACCGGCGCCCTCATCGCCGCCGACCAACGCGAGCGCGGCCAAGATCCAAGCCCGCCCCAGCAGGAGCAGGCCGCCGCATGATCGCCGCGCTCCAAACCCCACACACAGCAAACCCCCGAGCGGTCGCCACCGCCCGAGGGTTCTTATCACCGCCGTCTAAACAGGAGACGACCATGACTGACACCAGTGTAACGCAAGCCGCCCATCAAGAGATCGCCGGCGTGATCGAGATTCGACGCAGCAAGCCGATGGTCTCGTCGTTGAAGATCGCCGACCTGTTCGAGCGCAACCATCGCGACGTTCTGCGAGCGATCCGCAAAGAACTCGCAGAGGAAATCTCACTGCGCAAAATTGCGCAGTCAGAAACAACCAACAGTCGCGGAAAGTCGATTCCCGTTTTCTGGCTCGACGAACGTCAAGCGCTGATCGTGATGCCATTCCTCGGCGGGCAGAAATCCCGCGAAGGCCAGCGCAAGCTCGTTGACGCCTACCTCTACTATCGCGACGCCTACGCCAACCCGCCACGCGCCGAAATCATCCGCGCCAAGCGCGACGCCAGCCGCCTACTCACCGACAGCATCATCGACTGGCGCGCCTTCGAGGGCAAAGACACCGACGCGCGCCACTACATGAGCGAGCAAAAGCTCTGCAACTGGGCCATCACCGGGCAATTCAGCAAGCTCGACGAAACCACGCTCAGCAACGAAGACGTTGACCTCTTGCGCGAAGTCCGCGAAACCAACGCCGCCCTCATCGTCGCCGGCATGGCCTACAGCGATCGCAAAGCCGCCATCGCCCGCCTCGTTATGCGCCGGCGCACCAAACAACTTGAGGCCGCCGCATGACCATCAACGCCCTCGATCTCATCACCGCCCAACCCTGGGCCATCGATCCCGACGCCCTCGAGACCATCCTCCAGGTCGCCGCCCGCGCCAACGACGCCCCCGACGCCGTTGCCGCCAAACTCGGCCGACCGCTCGACAACGCCCGCAAAGTCACCGAGCGCGACGGCGCCGCCATCATCCCCATCACCGGGCCGATCTTCCGCCGCGCTAACCTGTTCACTGAGATCAGCGGGGCCACCAGTGTTGAAGTCCTCGCCCGCGACATCCAGGCCGCAGCCGACAACCCAAGCATTGAGCGCATTGTCCTGGAGATCGACTCCCCCGGCGGTCAGGCCACCGGCATCGCCGAGCTTGCCGGCCAAATCCGCGCCATCGCCACCGACACCAAACCCGTCATCGCCTACGTCGACGGCATGGCCGCCAGCGCCGCCTACTGGCTCGCCGCCGCCGCGCCCGAGATCGTCGCCGACAAGACCGCCCTGCTCGGCAGCATTGGCGTCGTCGCCACCTACCGGCCCGAGAAGAACGCGCCGATCAAGATCATCTCCAGCCTCTCGCCGCTCAAGCAGGCCACGCCCGACACCGAGCAGGGCAGGGCCGAGCTACAGCGCATCATCGATGAACTGGCCGCTATCTTCGTCGCCGACATCGCCGCCTACCGCGGCACCACCGCTGCCCACGTTGCCGAGCACTTCGGCCGCGGAGGCGTCCTGCTCGGCGATCCTGCCGTTGCCGCCGGCATGGCCAACCGCATCGGCTCTTTCGAGTCTCTTTTTTCGACACCCATGGAGCATAACGCCATGACCTACCAAGCCGACATGAACGCGGCACTTGGACTCCCAGCCGACGCATCGGCTGACGAGGCCATGACTGCCCTCAACGCCAAGACCGCGGCGACCCAAACCGCACTCGACGCCAAGCACGCCGAAGGCGCGCAAGCCGAGCGCGAGCGCACCTCGCTCATCCTCGAGACCCTCAGCGAGCACCCGCACGCCACCGAGACCGCGCATGCTGCCATCGCTGCCGGCCTGAGCTTCGAGCAAGCCCAAGCCATGATCCAGGCCGCGCCGAAAGCCGCACAAGCCGCCGCTGGCGCAAGCGAGTTCGAGAAGCACATGAACGCGCTCGGCAACCCCGCAATCACTCCCGATCAGGACGTGAGCGGCGACAAGTTCGACGCCAAGCAGTTCTGGTCCAGCCTCAACTAATCAGGAGTCACCCGAATGACCATCCTCACAGAAGGCCCGGCGGCCGGTGGCTTCATTGTCTCCGAGGCGGCCAACACCCGCTCACGCGAAAACATCACGCTTGAGTCCGGCCAAGACCTCGACGCCGGCACCGTGCTCGGCAAGCTGACCCGCGACACCATCACCAGCGCCGGCGATGTCGGCAACACCGGCGCGGCCGATGTCAGCGCGATTACCGTCACGCTTGGCGACGAGGCTGAAGTTGGCGACTACACCCTCACCTGCACGACCGCTGGCAGCACTGGCGGCGGCGTGTTCCAGGTCGAATCCCCATCCGGTGCCTTGCTGGCCCCCATCACCGCCGGCACCGCCTACAGCGGCAGCCATATCAGCCTGACGCTGCCTGAAGGTGATGGCGGCGGAACAGCCGACTGGGCCATTGACGACGTGGTGACGATCACCATCGCCGGCACCGGCAAGTACACCCAGTTCGATCAAGACGCGACTGACGGTAGCCAGATGGCCGCCGGCGTCATCGTCTACCCGGTCGATGCCACCAGTGCCGATACCGCTTGCGCCGCCATCGTGCGCGATGCCGAGGTCAATGCCGCCGAGCTGACCTGGCCAGCGGACATCGAAGTCGGTGAGAAAACAACCGCCACCGCGCAGCTTGCCGCGCTCGGCATCATCGCGCGCTAACAGCGACAGGAGCTTATCACCATGGCATCTATGGACATTTTCAACAGCAACGCCTTCAGCGCCTTCTCGTTGATTGACGCGCTCGAAGAAATCAATACAAAGCCTGATTACTTAGGCACTCTGGATAAAGAATTCGGGTTGTTTCAGCAGCGCCCGGTACGCACCGAAACTGTCGCCATCGAAAAGCGCGACAACGTGCTGAGCCTCATTCAAACAACCCCGCGTGGCGCTCCGTTAGAAGAAGGTGGCCCAGGGGATCGCACTATCCGCGACTTCCGCACCGTGCGCATCGCCAAGGGCGACAACATCACCGCGAGCGAAATCCAAGGCATCCGCGCGTTTGGCTCCGAGACCGAGCTGAAAGCCGTCGGCGCCGAGATCAATTACCGGCTCAAACTGCTAACTGACGACCTCGAACTCACGCACGAAAACATGCGTCTATCAGCTGTCCAGGGCGTGCTTACGGACGCCGACGGATCAACAATCTACGACTGGTTTACTCAGTGGGGCGTTTCCCAAGACTCCGAGATCGACTTCGATCTTGACAACGGCTCCCCGGCCTCTGGAGCACTGATCAAAAAGTGCGACCAGGTGGTCACTCAAACTCGCCAAGCGGCAAAGGGCGCACGCTTCACCCGCATCATCGGCCTCTGCGGAACCAGCTTCTGGCGTGACCTGATTGCGCATGAGCATGTTCAAAAGCTATGGGAGCTGATTACGCTCTACGGCGACCAAACCGGAATCGCAGCAATCATGGGGTTGCCGGGTAATCACGTTATTGAGTTTGGAGGCATTACCTTCGTCCGCTACTGGGGCACGGATGACGACAGCACCGTCGCCATCGGAACCAACGAGTGCAAGTTCTTCCCGTTGGGCGGGCGCGGCGTCTTCCAGGTCGCCTACAGCCCAATGGAGAGCTTTGGCTTTGCCAACACCCCCGGCCGCGATCGTTACGCGCTGATCGTGCGTGACACCGAGCGCGATATGTGGGTCAAGCCCGAGGTGTACAGCTACCCGCTGCACATCTGCACCCGCCCGAAGATGCTGCAGCGCGGCAAGCGCACCTAA